TGGACCTAAGGGAGAAACTGGACATACTGGACCTACTGGTATTACAGGACACACTGGTCCTAAGGGAGAAACCGGACATACTGGTATCACGGGTTCTACTGGACCTACAGGTCCCACTGGTATTACTGGACCTACAGGTATTACAGGACCTACTGGTCCTAAGGGTGAAACCGGACATACAGGACCTACAGGTATTACAGGACATACAGGACCTACAGGTCCCACTGGAATTACTGGACCTACTGGTATTACGGGTTCCACTGGACCTACTGGTATTACGGGTTCCACTGGACCTAAGGGAGAAACTGGACATACTGGTCCTAAGGGTGAAACCGGACATACAGGACCTACAGGTCCCACTGGAATTACTGGACCTACTGGCATCACGGGTTCTACTGGACCTAAGGGAGAAACTGGTGCCACTGGACCTACTGGCATCACGGGTGCTACTGGACCTAAGGGAGAAACTGGACATACTGGTATCACGGGTTCTACTGGACCTAAGGGAGAAACTGGTGCCACTGGACCTACTGGCATCACGGGTGCTACTGGACCAAAGGGAGAAACTGGTGCTACTGGACCTACTGGCATCACGGGTGCTACTGGATCAAAGGGAGAAACTGGTGCCACTGGTCCCACGGGTATAACCGGTGCTACTGGATCTAAGGGAGAAACTGGTGCCACTGGTCCCACGGGTATAACCGGTGCTACTGGACCAAAGGGAGAAACTGGTCCCACTGGACCTACTGGCATCACGGGTGCTACTGGACCAAAGGGAGAAACTGGTGCCACTGGACCTACTGGTATTACGGGTTCCACTGGACCTAAGGGAGAAACTGGTGCCACTGGACCTACTGGCATCACGGGTGCTACTGGACCTAAGGGAGAAACTGGTCCCACTGGTCCCACGGGTATAACCGGTGCTACTGGACCTAAGGGAGAAACTGGTGCCACTGGACCTACTGGCATCACGGGTGCTACTGGACCTATTGGTCCTACTGGTTTCACTGGACCTACTGGTATCACTGGTATAACAGGTTCAATTGGCCCAACAGGTATTACAGGTATTACTGGCCCGGTTGGACCTTCATCTACGTTGTCTCAGAATACAACATTTACTTCCGATACTAGTAGTAATTTTATTGCATCTGTGTTATTTACACTTGAAGCAAATACGAATTATGCTGTCAGTTGGTTTGTTCGTGCAACAACAACTACAAATACTGGTCCAACCACTGCATATGTCTCTGCAGCACCGGCTACTACTAATTTATTATTTTATGATGCCAGCAATAATGTTATTATTAATAGCACGGCAACACAAATGTCTGGTGGTGTTTCTGCAGACAGGTTTACAACAAATGGAAACACAAATGTCACATTTACCCTTACAGGCGCAAGTACCAACCTAGCTGTTAATAACCCACATAGTAGATTTATAGTCAATGTAACAAAATTATAATCACGTGGTAATATAACAACAAGTAAAATCATAATATAAATTTTATAACATATATTATGAGTTGTTCAATAATTATTATACCTTTACGGCAAATAGTTTTTTTATACTTGTATATATATAATATATAATGGCGAACGTGTCAAGTTATGTTTTTGATAATATGTCGCGCATAGGAAATGATGGTTGCAGCATGGACCAGCGCAGTATTCAGTCCTTAGAAAGTTGTAATTATAGCCTTCAAAATTACTTTGCAAATGATTGCTCCATGAAAAAGCCGATTGCTTTAGCAACAACCCAGCCAGGCATCAATTACAAGGGTGGATTCAACTCTGGTGCAGGTGGCTGCAATATCGACCAAAGCTCCGAGCTTTTAATTGGCACCATTCAAACGCACCCAAAATGCCGCATTGATTTGTTTCAGCGCCCTTTTTCCACCGTTCCCTATTTAGGACGTGGATCCGTGGACCCAACGATTGAATCCGAGATTCAGCAAGGTGAAATGATTACAAACAAGCGTAGTGTTACCGGATTGTCCGAGGTAAGTTATATGCAATACAGCAATACTCCTTTGATGAACAACATTAAAGAGAGAATGACGAACCCAGTTTATAGTGTAGAAGGTGTTGCTTCTCCAGGCTGGATTCGTGGTGGTGTGCCATCTCGTGAATTGATGCGCGACACTTGCTCACCTGACGGCAAGCAAATGTAATAACCCTGTTAAAAGGATTTAAATTTAACGATGGAATGAATCATAATATGTATAATACAAAATTTACATGTACATATCATGATTTAGAATCTCTGGATTTACAAGACTGCCAGTACCCGATGGATTTTTTGCAGGTATTCAATATAGACACATTTGATGAGACAAAAATAAACAATGAAGTGAACGTCTTATTTGAATTATTAAAAAAGTCACCGCCACTATTTCAAACGTGTATGCAGAAATCAGCGGCCATGTTTATAAGTGAAGAATTGCATATTGGATTAATGGGGTTATTTTCATTTGACTTTCTTTATTTAGCGCATCCATGCATTTGTCAATTTTTGGAAACGGGGACTATTACCGAAGAAAACATAAATGCACTATTAAGCGCATTATAATAATCTTGCGGTATTATAAATGGCATCAACACGTAATAAGAACACACCAGGTAATTATTGTTTACAACAGAGAGAATATGCAGAATCGAGACAATATACAACCTATAAAAATTCTGCTTATGGTCAAGCGTATAGCACAAAATGGGCTGGTAATGGATTAAACCCAGGGCAGCTTCCGTGGAATACGATGTCATACAACGCGCCCGATATTGAGTCGTTTTTATTCGGCATTAATTCAACGAATTTAGTCAATCCGCAGCCATGTTTGACGCCTGAATTAAAGACATTGGAATCGGCCAATTTATTTGATAAAGGCCCGATTTATATGCCCAAACCATTGGTGGTTGAAAAGAATCAACGCCCTTTCCCAGTTCCGTAATTGCGTGTTCGTCGACGTTTGCTTCTCTGTTTTTTAGTCTGTTTGTGTGTTCGTCGTCTAATTTTCCTTTTCTTCATCATAGTTTTTCGTTTACGCGACCCGCCAGAAAATATTGAACCTCTAATTAATGACGACGATGGTTTATCATCATCATCTTCATCATCCCCAAAATCAAGTCTAGATGAAAACAATGATGGCGATGCAGCAGCAAAAGCAGGTCTGGATTGTTTTCTTAATTCATCCCTTGAACTTCGTCTGGCGGCTTCTCTCTGCTGTTCAACTTGTTTTTCTCTTTCCTTGTCCAAAATAGCATACATGTGGCTTTCCCCAGTAACTTGTCTCACATATTGAATACCATTTTGTATGTTACAAATCATAAATTCAGGGTGAAATGATCCCCCAAAATCGGTTTCCATGTGATGAATTGCATAACCATCATATCCTTGGGTGCACAAATATTTGGATAACTTTTGGTCAGCTTCATTTACAGAATTGCGGATTCCGGACACATATCCATAATTTTTCCGTAAAATGGTTTTTATATCCTCGGGGGCCTTATTGTATAATTGAGTTTGTGTTTCTGGTTTATCTAAAGCCAATAATTTGTATTGACGTGTAGTAATAAATTCAAATATGATTCCGTATTCCTCTTCATAGGATGCAATATATCCAGGGTCCATATTACGCACGCCAAAAAAATAATGCGCATTTGGGTTTAAATGCAAGCCTTGAGTGCGTGGGTCATATGTTTTGGTGGCTTTGAACAAAGGGAGACCAGCAGGTACAATATAATAAATCATACCATCAACCTCCCGTAGGATTGTGATGATTCCACTATCAAACGGGTTTGCCGCCATATACAATAAAAATATATTTTATTATTTTGTAAAATATATTTGATTTTTATAGATTTTTTATTTGATTTTTATTTGATTTTTATGTTTCTATTTGATTTTGTAATGATAATTCACTAATACTCAACGAACGCACTAATATTTGACCAAGGAATCAACATATGACTTGTCGTATACCGCCAATTTAGAAGTTCTATCCCAGGTGCTATAGGTAACAAGGACTCTGTCATCCTCGACAATTAATCCAAGGCTGTATTCAATAGGCTCCCCTTCAAATTTAAATGGTGCAGAATGTCTCAAAAAATTCATATCAGAATCAAACACCGCAAACATATGGTAATAATTACGCGGAGTATCATACGAAACCAAATGAACCAAAAACCAAAATTCATTCCTATATGCAAATCCACAAGTAGAACCACGCACATGTTCAAATATTTTCGGCATTTTAGTTCGTTTTTCAACCAAGTCAATCTTGTTGGTTTCCTTGTTAATTTTACAAATATCTAGGGGACACCATTTATAAATGACATGATGTTCATTCTTGTAATTGACATATACCCAATTTTTTTCACACCAGCTTTCATTGAAGCCGCATTTCAATTCGCTAGACACAACAATCTGGCTTGATGTAGGATCATAATCACCCATTAACATACCAATCTTACCATCCATGTGTTGGCTGGTTCCCAAATAAATTAGCTTATCCTCCGTATCGTGTTTAAAGATACGAACATCTTCAATTCCCAAATAATGTTTTTCTTCAAATTTCACATCAAACATCTTTTCATAAGTAATCTCCAAATTGTTATTCAATTCAACGTATTTATTGTTTGTAATGATATAATCTTCGCAATTAAGATAGCCTCCATTTGTATTAATCCAGTAGTTCACTGCTCGTAAATTCATTAAATAACCGCTTTTATCATTTTTTTGTAAGATAGAACCAGAGGACGAATAAAATGGAGTGGATTTGCCGTTGATATCACGCTGATCTACAAAAGTATAGTCGAATACTTTACGCGGGGTTAACACATCCTTGTAATACTTCATGTTGGAAAAGGTATTATTTATAATTCCCGAGTCAGACGAATTATTGAAGATAGTAACCACAGCATCATTGATATTTTTAATTCCCAAATAACAAGCAATAATAGAATACTCGTATTCAAATTTATAAGTATATACATCGTTCGCCAAGAACAGGTAATTATCCTTTTGGATGTCTTGTTTAAGCGCATTTTTAGCAATGTCATAAAATATCTTAGCCGTTTTGCATTCACCAATAACACGATAGTATTGGACAATTTTATGAATATTTTCAAGACGAAGAGGATTGCTATTGTATGCCTTTAGCCAGTAAATAATGGCATCTCCCATTTTACCTTGGGTTTCATAAATATTAGCAATATTGTAATAACTATACCATACTTCTTGTTCCCAATCACCAAGTGCAATTCGTTTTTGATAATATTCAATGGCCTCTGTAAAATGTCCGCTATCCTTGTAACTATTCGCCAAATAAAAATGGTAACGCACATTACCAGGTTCTTCTTTCAACCCTTCTAACAACAATCGAATATCGCGCTCAAACTTGTCACTCTTAGAACCGCCATCTCCAACATCGAGAATAAATAATTCATTCTTAGAAATATTCGAATTATGATTTCCAGGGGGCGTAGAAATGTATTCATGTGTCACACCAACATATTTATATAATCCGTTATTTCGAACAATACGCATATTTTGATAATAAAAGCTATCATTTCCTTGCAAAATACAAAAACTATCTGCTTCTGCCAATTTCTGTTTATTAAAACCATTAATTTGAAAAATCATATCAGCATCCAATAATAATACATAATCAGACATACCATGACATGCTTGCAAGGCAAATGTTCTATTGTATGCAAAATTTTTGAATGGCTCAGTAATCACCTTACCAGGAATATTTTTCTCTGCAAAATAACTATTAATAACTTCAATAGTATTATCAGTCGAGCCTGTATCACAAATACAATAGGAATCAATCAACGGCGCAACCGATTCCATTAATCTACGAATAATTTTACTTTCGTTTTTAACTATCATGTTTAAACAAAGTGTAGGGCATGGAGATGAGATTTCTTCAATTTCTAGTCGCATAATATATCTAAATGATAGATATTCTTAAACTATTTTAAACTAATTATTATATACTCAATGCTTATTTTGTTCCTTTTGTTGTAATTCAATGTAATTACTAAATATTGTAAAATTCTTTTCAATATATATTATAACATGGCCAACACACGATTTAATTATGACCCCTGTAGAACTATTAAACATTTACAACAATCGACAGACCCTGGACGATATATGTTAAATGTTCCGGGTAATGGAGATAAACCCTGTTATATTGAAGACCCGCAAATTATAATTCAAAAATGGGGTGCTAATTTACGAACGGATAGCATAAATTTGGAGAGCGAATTGTTGGGAATAAATCGTAGATATATAGGACGCGATTGTTTAGGAAAGGACGAATACACCAACTACAATGTGAATAGTAAACCGATTGAATATCCCACCTGTAATAATTTATATACTGAACAATCCCGTGCAATTATGCCTGCTTGGACGGCACGTGATTTAGAACAAGTGGACTGGTATATACTTCCCTTGAATCCTCAAGAGAATACATGTATGCCTTTTATAAATAACTTGAGTACACGTATTTTAGAAAAAGATTATTTTCGTAGATGTTAATATGCAACAACAGCATATATGCATTGTAATATTTTGTAATTATTTATAAAATATTAAAAACTAACTAGTGGATAAAAAATAAATATCAAAATATTTTTTTATATAAATTGAGTGTTTTTCATAATAATAATATATTCTATGTTATATATAATAATGGAACTAGCATTACCTTTTATTGCATTAAGTGGATTATATGTTATTTCGAATCAAAATAATGATAAAAGTGAAAAAAAAACAAAGACACTAAAAAAAATGCAACCTGAAAATTTCACAAACATGGGAAAACCCAGTAATTATATTCCAAACACGGATATTCCTCCTCAAAATTATCCAGTGACTAACAATAAACAACTATCGGACACTGTTGGCTTATATCCTAACCCAAATACTAGTACGGATAAATACTTTGATCAAAATTATTATGAAAAGCAGGAGAATGCGGGAGTCAAGGTCGGAAATGTACCTCAACAAATATTTTCTCTCTCTGGTAATTATTTAGATAGTACTTCTTTTAAGCACAATAATATGGTGCCTTTTAATGGTGGAAAAATCAAGGGATACACCTATGACATGAATATATCAGAATCGGTTTTAGATAATATGGTCGGCACGGGCACCCAAATGATCAAAAAGGTTGAGCAGGCGCCACTATTTAAGCCAGAGGCTAATATGAATTGGGCATATGGAGCACCCAATAATAGTGATTTTTACCAATCTCGTGTGAATCCTGGGTCAAGAAATAATAATGTAAAACCTTTTGAGACGGAAAATGTCGGCCCTGGATTGAATCATGGATTTTCTACAAGTGGTAGCGGTGGTTTTAATTCGGGTATGGAAGCACGTGACAAGTGGTTACCGAAAACTGTAGACGAACTAAGAACGGCAACAAATCCCAAGCTTGAGTATAACTTGAATAATTTAGAAGGTCCATCCTACGCAACTGTTAAAAATGTAGGTATCATTGGGCGTGTTGAAAAACATACCCCAGACACCTTTTTCGTAAATAGTCAAGATAGATGGCTTACCACTACAGGTTCAGAAAAGGGTGAAATGTTGCGCCCTATACAAGAAATGGGGGTCATCAGAAGAAGCGATACGCAAACAGATTATAAGGGACCTGCAAGTGCAGCGGAGGTTGGTGTAGGCCGCGCACCAACTGCATTTGAACCAAGTAAAAGACAAAAGACTGAAACAACTGAGCCATCTATCTGCAGTGCAGTGGGTCGTGCCCCTGGCATAGATGGTGATAAACGCATTGGATCTTTCAAGAATTATAATAATAACCGAAGCACCACAAGAGCGGTAGACACAATACGTTCCGGATTTAGCGGTGCCATTGGCGCAGTGATTGCTCCCTTTATGGATGTATTAAGACCATCGCGCAAAGAAGAGGTTTGTTCAAATATTCGTGTATATGGTCATGAAGTTAGTTCTACTGTGCCATTGGGATACGTGATCAATCCCAGTGATATTACTCCTACCACAATGAAGGAAACGACCATGTATTCACCACAATTCAATATTAATAATCAGTCATCGCAGCAATATGTGGATACTCATACTCCTCTTGAATCCACGCAACGTGATTCTACCAACTATTCTACATATGGCAATGTTGGTAACAATCGTGAAGCTGCCATGGACTATGCCTCTGCTTACAGACAGCACAATAATGATATCAAGTCACAGACCATTTATAATCATCCAAACATGGGAGGCACACAGATTTTCAATCAAACTATGAATGTGTCGTTACCAAGACAAGACACAAATTGTATGGATAATCGTCCTTTTGCACCGAATTCCGTCGTGCCATTGCCTCCTGCCAAAGAAAATTATGGACGTATTGGTACCCCGCAAATATTAAATACGGCCATTGAAATGCAACGCAACACGCCTGACATTTTGGATGCATTCCGTTCAAATCCATACACGCATAGTTTGACCACGTCGGTATAACCAACCCGGTAGTAAAAAATTGACACGATTTGTGAGGCATGATTCATGATTCATAATTTATATATTTGTAATACGTTATAATATCGTATTAAAAATACAACCCACATAATAATATATGTCCTCATTATTGAATATACATGCCGAAATAAAAAAAAAATTATTATATTTTCATTCCATGCACAAAATACCCAACATTATTTTTCACGGACCATCCGGTAGTGGAAAACGCACAATAGTACATGATTTTATTAAAACGATATATGACCACGACAATGAACGCATAAAATCATTTGTACGATACGTAAATTGTGCGCATGGCAAGGGAATCAAATTTATTCGTGAAGAATTGAAATTTTTTGCAAAAACGCATATTCAATCCAATGGCGGAGATATATTTAAAAGCATCGTCTTATTAAATGCTGATAAGTTGACAATGGATGCGCAGTCCGCACTACGTAGATGCATTGAATTATTTAGTCACACTACGCGTTTTTTTATCGTAGTGGAAGATAAATACAAGTTATTAAAACCCATATTGTCGAGATTCTGTGAAATATACGTTTATGAGCCGGAATATAATGGTGCGACTATCAATTTATATCAGTATAACTTGAACGAGACATTTAAATTAAAAACCTATAAGTCAAAACGTATGGATTGGATTAAAAAAGAGCTAACTAAGCCGATTCATACTAATGTAGATACCATTGAAATGGCTACAAAATTGTATGAAAAGGGATATAGTGGTTTAGATATACTTGTACTTTTAGAGGCCAATTATTTTGTACATATTACACAACAAAAGATGTATGAATTCTTGATGATATTTAATAAGGTGAGAAGAGATATCAAAAATGAAAAAATATTAATGTATTTCATGTTACATTTCATCTTTTTGAATACAGAGGTTCCTTTAGACAATATTTCATTCATGTGATTTTGATTTGTGCGATTAAATTTATTTTAATGAGTTAAAAATCTTTTTAAAATAAATTAGTAAACTACATATACTATGGACGATTTTAATGTTAGTGCTTTGCATGAATCAAAAAATGAATGGGGAGCTAGATTACTAACTATATTAACTCCGCTAATTATGGAAGGGTTTAAATCCATTTTTGACGAGTCGTTTGCCTTGTGTAAAAACAATAATGAACTCGACAAGTATTTGATGACATTCCAGAATTTTATTAGTCGTATCCCCAAATGGAATCCGGCTATTATTGAAAATGAGAAAAAACGTATTTGTGATAAAAGCGGATGTACCTATTTAGAAGACTTGATTACATGCGTTCATATCATTCAATTAAAGCTATTAACCGCCGTACGTGCAGGCACAAAACAAAAGAAGGTGGACATCCATATTCCCAAATTCGAGGAATTCATCCATAAAGTATATATACACGTTGCTCGAAAGATTTACAAGAATGTATACTTGTACGAGATGAATATCCCTGCACTCCAGACACAAAAGAATCATCGTGAATTGGAATTAATTATTCAAGAATGTATATTGAATGCGGTGAGAGAAAGTATACCCATCGACATGATATTGCGTGCTTATTTGGACGAAACCACGGAGGATGATGTCATTGAAGAAATCAAAGAAGAGCCTATAGCTGAAGATAAATTGGTGGAAAATATAGTAGAAAGTAATACTGCACCTGCATCTACCCAATCCAATCTAATATCATCCAAGCTCAGTTTTAACAATGTAGACATGGCTATCGACGCAAATAATAAAGAGGAAGAAATCGTTGCACCCAAGGACATTGAACGCCTAGAGAGCATAAGTAACATACGGAATGAACAACGTAAATTGGAAACGGATGATGATGATGATGATGACAATAAGTCAAATAGTAAGATTCGTATAACGAATGACACGATTAAACTAGATAATTTAGACGTCCATGATATCGAACCTCAAAGTATTGAAATTATCCCCGATTTGTTAATAGATGATATTGAAGTTCTTGGTTAAAATGCATGATATGTGGAAATATGCGTAAAATTGTTATGAAAGATTGTCCATGTAAAATATACATGGACAATATATATATTATCGCTGGCATTATATCCTTTGTATATTTTTTAGGAAAATTTATTGAAATGCGTTTTATAGAGAGAGAAAGTAAACCTCTCAAAGTGATTATGAAAGATACCCTATTGGTCTATGTTTGCTCGATAATTGCGATTATGGTATTAGACCAATTGAAACCAATCATAGAAGAATCCGCTGGTGTTGGACCCATTAGTCAAATTGCATTTACCGATAATCCTAATTTTTGAGTGTTTGAGTGTTTGAGTGTTTGAGTGAGTTTACCGACCCGTCCAAACTTTGATCAAGGGTTTACGTATATGTTTGTAGTTTGATAAATATTCATCAAAAGAATAACCCCAGTGCTGATAACCCCAAATGTTTCCCAAGAGAGAAGGATGTTTATATAATGTTGGTGATTCTGTATAAAAAATCGCACCCATAACACGTTCTAGTGAACATCTATCGGTTCTAGTTAAAACGTGCTTTAACAACTTAAAAAGGTTATACTTCTTTTCTATTGAAGAGAGAAACGCATGATTAATATAACTTTGTACCCCGAAACAACCATACCAGATATCTGTTGATTTGAATGTGAACATATTTACAATATCCGCGGATAGTTTGAATTGAATCGCATCCGCATTATTAAGATGTTCGGTTAAACGTAGACAATTCCCCATATTTTCGTTATAATCAAAATGCCACAAGGGAATAATTCTCTCTTTTTTGAATAATTCAAAGTGAATCCGCTTGTGGAAAAAAACACTATCGTGTAAAATAACTGCATTATCAAAGTATTTGTATTTATGGAAATAGTAATATGGCAGCAACTCTCCTCTACCAGGATATTCCGAATTTACGATTTGGATATTTTTATAGTTGTAATCAGCCTTTATATACGCTTGATTACTATTATCATCAATTATGACTATTTTTCTGAATGGATAAAATCGTCGTATACACCGAACCGCATGATTCCAGTATCTATTTGTTTTTTCGGAATTAACATGTCTGGTCATTATAAAACCATACGTCATTTTCAATGTATTATATATTATATGAGATAAATAATTATTTTTGTGAAAAATAAAATAATTATTCAACTATTAAACATCAGATTTAGGCATCTCCGTATCTTAAACATAGGACGGATATTCGTCAATATTAATCACCTTTTCATTTCCAGGAATATTTTTCTTAGGAAACACAAATGCGTTAAATTCTTTGCGCTCTAATTGTGCTTGAGGGGTATGTTTGTGCACACAACGCGCAATCATCTTGTATAACTTGAAATCAGGATATCTATCGGTCCCATTATTTTTGTACAAGACGTTAAGTCCATTATCGTCTAAACACCATTCTACTATGATCCTAGTTATAGTATCACATTTACTTAAATCCTTGACACTATCCATATCATCCACCAAATAATCAAAAATAGAACAAGCCAAACGACACAAGTCAAAGCTATAATTGGGTTCTAGGCGCGGTTTCTTACTATTGTAATACGGCTCAATATTATATTGGGTTGCTGCGTCGCCTCCAAAATTGAAACTATCACTGCATAAGATCTTTCCGTTATATTTGTAAATACCTCTGCCAAAATCAATGATTTTGAATATCTTGCCAAATGTCGGTACTCGATAATACTTGTTCTTAAAACAATAATAAATATATTTTTTATCTGTTGGCACATACATAATGTTATTTGTATGCAGATCATTATGTGTAAATGCAAACACCTTTTGATAGGTGATCAAGGTCATGATAACCTGCATGAGCGCAGACATCCAACGGATTTCATCCATGTCTGTTTTCAAAATTAGATTGTCCAATGTATCCTGGCACTGCTCTAGGCAGATAACTTGCACAGGATATTCTGAAAAGGTAACGTTAATACATTCGTTATCGGATGTTTCGACTTCGTCATTTTCATCTGTCCATTCTCCAGATGAATCATCCATACCCTCATTTAGATCACTTACCTCAGTATGACTTGTTCTAGAAGAACATGAGTCTTCTGAATCTACAGAAGCAGACGTATTGGAACTACTTGCATTCAATGCCATTGTCTCCATATTCATTTCTTTCAAGTTATCCGTTGTTAACATGGATATATTCTCTGTGTTTTGGGTGGAGGAGGAATCAAACACACCCTCAAATATCGTATCATCTATTGATTCAATTGGAAAATTACACGTGTTATCGTCTACATGAATCTTAATTGCCGGCATATTTGGTTTACTTGTATCGTCTTCATAGAGATAACTATAATCTTCAATCTGAAACAATACATTTTTATTCTTGTTGAAAAAATCGGATTTAATCAAGTAATCTAAATCGTCGTAGACATTCATTTTAAAATTTTTCTTTATAGACAAGAAGGAACCATAAAATTCCAAGCCATGAATGAAACCATGTGTATACATTAATTGATTGGTCAAATAAGAAAAAAAGCTGTCAACATAAGCAGAGTTATTAGCGTCCAAAATTTTGGAATTCACCGAATTTGCAGTAGAGCTAATAGTAGGCAAATTCATCAAAGAGCTGTCCGTTATATCATATTTACCAATCAAAAATTTGATGGGGTCTAATAAGGGCGCCATTTTACAAAACACATTTTTCGTTTTGGCCTTAATCTTGTCATCTGTGGAATTTTTGAGGTTACATTTGTATAAATTTTGTTTCCCATCAATATTGTTAAACACATTTGTAATATACCACTCATGATTCAAATTAATGCTATTATAATTTGTGTCATTCAGTAACATGTGTTTAGTATAGATTGGAATGTAGTTTTGTGTCTTTACTAAATCAAAATTTTCTAAACATTTGAATAATTCATTGTTTTTACGCTTCTTGTAGTTGACAAAATTATTCATGTTGTTCATGTTGTTCGTATCGTTCATATACTTGATATTTAGAAAAGGTATAGGCAAATCAACGCAAATAGATTGTTTCTTTTATTCTTTGATCTTTGGTAGTTTGATTGCGTTGTATCCATATATCTTTTTCTAAAATACATTATATATACCAAAAATGACATTAGAATTAAAAAGATTTGATATGAAAAGTATCAGTTTTAAACCAAATGAAAGTAAGGGACCTGTTGTGGTACTTATTGGGCGTCGTGATACGGGTAAAAGTTTTTTAGTTCGTGATCTCCTATATTATCATCAAGACATCCCTATTGGCACAGTTATTTCGGGCACAGAAGAAGGCAACGGATTTTATAGTAAAATGGTTCCGAAGCTTTTTATTCACAATGAATACAATACTGCTATAGTAGAAAATATTTTAAAGCGTCAGCGGTCTGTTCTAAAACAAATAAAAAAGGAAATGGAAACCTTTAAGCGTAGCACGATTGACCCACGTGCATTTGTTATTTTGGATGACTGCTTATATGACAATACTTGGTCACGAGATAAAATGATGCGTTTACTATTTATGAATGGGCGTCATTGGAAAATCATGTTAATTATCACTATGCAATATCCTTTAGGCATTCCTCCGGCACTTCGAACAAATATAGATTATGTGTTTATTTTGCGTGAACCTTATATTGCAAATCGTAAGCGTATTTTTGAAAATTATGCAGGTATGTTCCCCACCTTTGAATCTTTTTGTCAGGTGATGGATCAATGCACCGAAAATTATGAGTGTTTGGTAATCAACAATAATGCAAAATCGAATAAGTTGCAAGACCAGGTCTTTTGGTATAAAGCCGATTCTCATAATGATTTCAAGTTGGGATCCAAGGAATTCTGGGAACTTTCCAAGGATATGAATTCCGATGAAGAAGAAGAAAAGTATGACCCTGGTAATAGTAAGAAAAAGGGTGCTGGACCCAAAATAAGTGTTAAGAAAACGAAATGGTAAAACAAAACAAAACAAATACGATCCTGGTAAATCATTTTGTATAAGGTAATAATAGATGAACAAGTATATAGTTGAGTTTTTGGGTACACTATTGATTTCATTTATTGTGTTTGTGCCTAGTAATTATGTTATTAGCGGGGCTGCATTAGTACTTGCGGTTTTATTACGCAATAGTATAGCAGGTAGTGCATTTAACCCGGCAATTGCTTTTGTCTATGTTGTCGCCAACCAAATTAGTTATACAGAATTTATTTTATATAATATTGCAGAAATATTAGGTGCTTTAGTGGGATATTGGTTGGTAAAAAAGATGCTATAATTTTGAAATTCAAGGGAATAAATTAGTTATTAGTTATTAGTTAAAATGTGATAATATTTTTACTAATGTTGTTATAAATATGACTGACGACTTACACGATGGATTAAGCGATGAGAGATATGCAGACAAGACAATTATATTTTCAGTTGGACATCGATGCACATCCACATCTCTTATCAAGGAAATGAAACAAAAGTTTGAGACATATCCATTTGATTGGGTTGTATCCAAGTTGGACGTCTTGGTCCATTGCATTGAAACTGAATTTGAAGAGTACTTGCGTGTTGAAAACTATGTAGACCAGAAAACTGAAACATTTAATTTGTGCGATGATGTTAAAACGCATGTTTGCTATGAGAATATTTTATACAACAAGTATTATGAAGAAGAATACCTGCCAGATAAGCCAGAAAATAAAATTGGAACATACGGCATGAAATTGGCAATGACTCATCATGATATTCGAACATCAAAAGACTACCAATATTTTCAACGTTGTATTCAGCGTTTCAAAAAGATATTATCATTATCACAGCAAAAGTTCTATTTGTATGTACATCCTATTATGGGTGTGAATGATTATGACATCCATGTAACAAATGGCAGCTTATTGAATTATTTTAACGCATTTACTGAATATTTAAAAACAAAAACCGCCAATTCTTTTGGCATCTATTTTGTGGTAGTTAAGAATGACCATAAAAAGGCATCTGTTGAAGTATTATTTGAGACGGAGGACTTGATCGTATATGCAATGCATACCAACCAGAATTTGATTGATGGTGGAGGTGTGTATAGTGGTGATTTTTATACAGAACAATATAAGATGTTGATAACTATTGAAAATATTATCGCAGCCAAAAAGGAATCATTTCAAAACAAGAATATTAGTTTGACATTATAATGAGACTTTTGGATAGTCTATGATAAATTGATAAATATGAAGTGTATTTATCAATAAATAATTTTTGTGCTAAGTATTACTTTTTGTGCTAGGTATTACTGCTTCTTGGTTGCAAATGGACCGCTAATTAATTCGCTCTGTCCATTATCTGACTTGCCAACCACGATATTCTCCCCTTCAAATAATTCACTACGAATGTCTGCTACAGAAATCTCCCCTCCCTTGCCAGTAAGGTTCTGTTCCTGAGTATTTGCCAATCCAACACCAATAAGATTACCTGCATCATCAATCGTCTGCGTCAAGGTATTACCGCTCTTCTCAGCCTTCTTAATATTATCTTGAATTGCTTGCTTCTTTGTTTCCTTTACACGCTGCTCAAAGGCATTCTTGGCATTCTCTTCATTCTTGCTCTTCTCACCCATTAACTTGTTCAACTCCTCCTCCATATATTCCACACGTCCAGTCTTGTAGGCCTCCGGCTCCCAAGGCATCCACATGCCAACTGGTCCAACATATACATCATGGTGAGGATCAATTTCGCGCAACATCTTGCAACGCATCTCTGCCTCTTCAATAGAAGGATAGGAACCACGAATCTTAATACCCCTTGTATGCGTCTGGAAGTTATGTGCAATACTAAACGCTTTTTCTAGGTCTTCCTCGTTCTTATCCACAAATGTCTTGTAATCATCGCTAATAGATGAACCTGTGATATTGTCCTTCTCTTCCGTAATAAAGTCCTGAAAATCCTTCATGACATCATCAAACGTAAGCTTGTATTTATAAGAGGCAAAATTCAAAAACTGGACAAACTTCTCCATGGACTTGTTAAATTCCCACTTCTTTAGAAACTCTTCAAAAAAGAATAATTCCTTCTGTTTTAGGATTTTTTCAGGGGATACAAAAGAAACACACACAAACTTTTGTCCTGCCAAAGGCTTGTCTTCTTCAAGTAAATCAATGTACTTGGGATTGGGTTTGCCATTGGGTTGTAATTTTCTCTCAAATTTAGAATGACTCATTATGTTTTATTTATAAATATTAATTTTAAGTGATTTAATTATTATATATATTTATTTGTTTTTTTCTATCTATTTAGTATAATGAATCGCGTATTCGACGTTAACGAGTTAGTAAAGAGGATTATAAAGTACCTTGTTGAGGGTTTAATGGTTGCCTTGGCCGCCTATGCCATCCCCAAGAAGTCCTTGAATTTGGAGGAAATTGCCATGATTGCATTAACCGCTGCCGCCACCTTTAGCATTTTGGATACCTATGTTCCAGTTATGGGTGTCACTGCCCGCTCTGGTGCTGGCTTTGGTATTGGTGCCAACTTGGTTGGATTCCCAGGTGGTCTATAAGCCCCACCCTCTACTATGTACAGGTACCCTGTGTAAATAAATATAATAATGTGATATATTATATTTATAAGATGAAAAAACAACGCGGTGGTGATTATTACCCATATGACAATAGAGAAAAAAATCAATTGAGAAGAATCGGTTTCACAAATGAACAAATTCAACTTTTGAATCGTGTAAAAATAAAATATGGTCCTGATAGCATAAATGCATGGGGACTTTTGTATGTCATTGAAGAAGGTTTTACTACCCCTGAATCTGTTATATCCCATGTCAAAAATTTTTATTTGAGTGATGGGGATACCGATATAGAGGAAGACACTGATTATGAAAGTGAACAAGATGGAGGCAAAAAAATGACTCTTCGCAAAAGCAGAGCCAAATATTCAACCAAACGCAGCAAACGTTCAAAAACCATGCGTAGGACTCGGCGTCGGCGTCGTCAAGTTAGATAGTCGGTATAAACTCCCAATTCAATTCTTGACAGATTTTCTTCCAAATATTATCCTGGTCAATACGCTTCTCTCTATCTTTCAACATGGGGAAATGTTCTAGGTATTGAGTTTCTCCAAGTAATTCACATAGCTTGTATGCTGTGTAGTAGTAATTCAAGAAGTTTACGCGATCGTCTGGACAAAACTTGGAGTAAGGCGCTTGTAATTCCATGAACAAATTGAACAATGTCTCCTCGAATTCGGCGGACATCACCGGCGGTTTAATGCCAAGCTTATCTTTAATAAATGGTATATGTTCATAATATTTATTATAGCCCAGCTTTTTCAGTATTTCCTTGGTCTTATTATTTGTGATTTGCTCAATCGTGATACGCTCCTTTTTAATTTGAAGCTTGATGTTTTCAATGACTTCCGGTGGTATCTGCGTCGTCTCCTTGCCTTGAAATTGCGCAATGATTTCCTTGAAATGATTAATCCTTTTATAAGCATAAAAACAGACTTCTTTAGGCGGCTCTTTATAAGACGGCTTTTCATTCTCGACCAAGTATGGAATATGTCTGGAACATTTGTTGCATATAAGCACACCATCGTCTTCTAATGGAATTAATTCTCCAATATGGCAATACTGACATATATCGCACGGCTGCACATATAGGCCGACATCAATAAATGTGTCATCAATATTGCTCAAATATTTTTGCACTATGCTATGATTACTGATAGTATTGGTGGCCTTTGTTTCATTGTTAATTTTAAAAAAGTTATCCACCAATTTATTTTTAGAAGTGGGTATAATATCATCACCTTTAGAAATATTTTTCTTGTTTTCAAAGTAATCAAATATATATTTAGAATTATCTAATAAATATTCCTTTTTTTTATTGTGACAACCTTTAATTATTTTATTGATTTCTTTTAGGCGGTCTTTGATATCTAATTGTTCTTCAATAGTGAGTGGGGTAGTTGTATCTAGTAGTTTTTGATTCAAAGTATCCCGTTCTGCTTTCAATTCTGGAATAGTATCATTTTCATCTTTAATGAAATCATTTAGATATTCTCTGTGTTTTCCATCCAAAGTTATGGTACTTCTCTTGTTTATTTTAATTTTTTTTGTGGTTTTAGGTTTGAATCCGTTTGACATTTCTCTTTATAGATGAGTGCAATACTTTTTAATTTCTAATTTTAGAATAACATTTATTCTAATAGTAGGTGCACTATATGTTCAAATATTATTTAACTTTTCTTTATTTTTATTAATGGATTTAGTTATAAACATAGATGATAAACAACTTAATATAGATATTGTGACTTTTCAAAAAATGTCATTCATTTACAATGCTTTACAAGAAGGTTGGTCGGTGACTAAAAAAAATGAAGCATATGTTTTCTCAAAACATCACGAGGGAAAAAAGGAAATATTTTTAGATTCCTACTTACAGAAATTTATGAAATCTAACATGGACATCAATAAGGTTCTCATGTCATAATTATAACTGGTGTGTGATTATTTTTAGTACACATTTATTTTAGTCGAATTTAATTAAATTATATTGAATTAAATTAAATTTCAAAAAATTTTTTTCTTTAGCCATATTATAAAATGGGAGGCGGACTCATGCAACTAGTCGCTTACGGCGCACAAGACGTATATCTTACTGGCAACCCTCAGATTACCTTCTGGAAGGTCACCTACAGACGTTACACCAACTTTGCTATTGAATCTATTGAGCAAACTTTCAACGGACAAGCCGATTTCGGTCGTCGTGTCCAATGCACGATCAGCCGTAATGGTGATCTTGCTTACCGCACTTATCTTCAGGTGACTCTTCCCGAGATCAACCAGTTGATGGGTGTCGGTGCTTACTCCAGCGCTGCTGGCGCAACCGGCGTTTATGCCCGTTGGTTGGATTTCCCCGGAGAACAGCTCATCGCTCAAGTTGAGGTTGAGATTGGTGGTCAACGCATCGACCGCCAATATGGTGACTGGATGCACATCTGGAACCAACTCACCATGACTGCTGAGCAACAACGCGGATACTTCAAGATGATCGGTAACACCACCCAACTTACCTTCATCACTGATCCCTCCTTCGCGGATGTTGATGGTCCTTGCGACTCTCAAGCTCCTCGTCAGGTTTGCGCTCCCCGCAACGCTCTTCCTGAGACCACCCTTTATGTTCCTCTTCAATTCTGGTTTTGCACCAACCCTGGCCTTGCCCTCCCCTTGATTGCTCTTCAATACCACGAAGTCAAGATTAACCTTGATATTCGTCCCATTGATGAGTGCTTGTGGGCTGTCACTACCTTGAACTGCAACACTGTCCCCTTTTCTGGACAATCCGGCCAATCTGCCCCTGGCAAGCCCGTCCCGGCCTCCATTGCCTACAACCAGTCCTTGGTTGCTGCTTCCCTCTACGTTGACTATGTCTTCTTGGATACTGATGAACGCCGCAGAATGGCACAGAACCCCCACGAATACCTCATCACCCAGCTCCAATTCACTGGTGATGAATCTGTCGGTTCTTCCTCCAACAAGATCAAGCTCAACTTCAACCACCCCGTCAAGGAGTTGATTTGGGTTGTCCAGCCTGATCAGAACGTTGACTACTGCTCTTCCCTTGTTTGCGATGCCCTCCTCTTCAAGGTTCTTGGTGCCCAACCCTTCAACTACACTGATGCCATTGACGCCCTTCCCAATGCCGTCCATGCCTTCGGTGGACCTGAATCTGTTGCCTATGCTGCTAACACCGGCTCCCTCATCGGCCAACACGCCTTCATTGATAGCGAGGGTCTCTTTGAGACTGCCGGTGCCATGGATGCTGCTTCTATTGGATTCACTGGATACTGGCACGGACCTGGTAATCCCTACAATGAGCCCAACCTTGGTGGTCCCACCCTTACCACCAACACCACCACCGGTGTCACCACCATTGGCTCTAACACCCATGTCAACTCCTCTGTCTCTGATGCCGGCACCTTCGTGCTTACTGAGACCTCCCTTGACATGCACTGCTGGGGACAGAACCCCGTTGTCACTGCCAAGTTGCAGCTCAACGGACAGGACCGCTTCTCTGAGCGTGAAGGAACCTACTTCTCTTGGGTTCAACCTTACCAGAGCCACACCCGCAACCCTGATGAAGGTATTAACGTGTACTCCTTTGCTCTCCGCCCTGAGGAACATCAACCCACGGGCACTTGCAACTTCTCCCGCATTGACAATGCCACCCTTCAACTTGTCCTCTCCAACGCAACTGTTGAGGGCACCAAGACTGCCAAGGTGCGTGTTTATGCCACCAACTATAACGTGTTGAGAATTATGTCTGGGATTCCTTTTGATAGTATATTGTCATATATACTCGCCTGTCCCAAACAGTTGGCTGCCATACTAGATATTTGCTTCCTAGTATGGGTAATCAGTGTAAAGCAAATATGCAAAACTGAACATTTTGCATTATATAACCAGCTAGTCTCTTTCTGACTATTCAGTCAGCGGGAGGCAACATTTCTAAATTGCAGGAACATCCTGAGAGCCTTTTCTACTACTTTGTTGTGTGAAAATACAGCAAATACCCGGGGTAATGACCTAGGGCATAGTGATAACGAAAAGGATTGGACAATCTGCAGCCAAGCTTCTAAGTGCGCCAACGCAAGCATAAGAAGAAGGTTCAGAGACTATAATGGAATGGGTCTGAGAAAGCTAGCAACTTTCAGTGATGACTTAAGGAATAGTCCAGCTTATTAGTGAAAGCTAGTAAGAGCCAGCCGGGGCGGTTTGGCGTACAGCAATTAAGACCATATATCGTGTCTTTTTGTTTTTTATTTTACAAAAAAATATATAATAATTAAAATAATCGCTTTTTAATTATTAAAGCAAAAAAGATGCTGTCCATACTATGGACACCATCAAATAATATTAAGAATTAAAACAATTGCTTTGCAATTTGGCAAAGCAATTATCTATATAATATGGTAATTAGTTGCTTTTTTTATAACAAAAGAAAATAAACATACATATTTGCTTTCCCAGACGGGAAAGCAAATATTTTATTCATCGATTTGGGTGAACAAACAACCACAATCTTTGCTCCTGAACCTTCGGGAGCAAAGAATGATACCAAATGCGGTCATAATAATTAAAATAATCGCTTTTTAATTATTAAAGCAAAAAAGATGCTGTAATTACTAGTGACACCACCAAATAATAGTATTTAGTATGTAAAACAATATAAAGACGTGTAGATACTATGGACACGTCTACTGGACCAAAACATTAGCCAATGCTGTGGATAAAAATGTAATGTATAACAATACTATTTTAGAACAATTGGTAGTAAATTGAAGTGCTGTGTTGAATCATTATAATAAAATTGAATTATTTTACATGCTTAATCACGTAAAATAACATAATGAATATGGATACGATTAGTAAAAATATGAGTGAATATATCAATAATAACACATTACAACGTATTTCAGGTGATGCAATAAGATTAAACTGGCATCTTCAAGCAGATGCAGACAAGGGTGTAATGCCGCCATCCCCCTATTATGATATGATATGGAACGATTGGGAACAAAAACACGCCGAATTTATAAAAAATGTATTTTATCCTATTTTGAAAAGGTTTGCAAGGGGCGAAGAAATAGGACGAATTGAGTCATACGAAAAAACATACTGCATCATACAAGAAGATGATAAAACGCTTCTTCTAAAAGATTTGAATAAAAATACTAGAAAACAACTGCATACTTTGTGTGATAAATTAGGACTACATCATAAAGCGAATCCACAAAAAAATAAAATCAAAGATTTCTGGATATACAAACCACCCATTTGGTTGTGGGAATACACTGAAAAAAATCCGTATTCAACAAATGAAGAATCTAATGCAAAGCAAAAACATAAAAAGATGATACAACGTAAAAAACATGAAGAATACATGAGCCGAAAACATTGTAATGAATGTGATGCAAATGGTGGGGACACACAATTGTTCTGTAGCGTATATATTAGTGGATTATATTGCGAAGATTGTTTAGAGACATTGAGTGATGGCAACGGCGGAACATTAAGTTGCCATAAATTTGAGCCTATTTAATAGTATAATTTATAATATTAAAATTGAAATAAATTACTTAAATAAACGTGTGTATAATACAATATACTATGACAAGTGATATCGAAAAAGACAACGAAGAACAAATGCTAAGATTCAAGGCATTTCCTCCACATCCTTCTTACATTGCAGGTGTTATAGATGGTGATGGCTGCATTTTTATAAGAAAAATTTCAGATGGTTATCAATCAGGGTTTACACTAACTCAATGCAGAACAAATATTTTACAAATACTTCGTTATCATTTTGGCGGAAGCATTACGTCTTCAACCAATAGAAATGATAAAACCGAAAATATAATGGATATAAATAATGAATATTTTCATAAATACAATATTAGAAATCAATATAATTTATTAATACGAAGTAATGAATATCAAGTATTACTAGAATATTTACATAATTCTTTTATAATTAAAGAACAACAATATCGTTGTTTGTATGAATTTAATAAAATTACTAATTTGCCTAACAAAACCGAATCAAAAGAAGAATTACATTTACTTTGTTCACAATGTAATGAAAAATACATTTTGAATAAAAATAATTTATCAAGATTAAACATTGAATATATTTCTGGATTATTTGATGCAGAAGGATGTGTATTTATTGATAAAAATTTTGATCGTGTATCAATAAAAATGTCGCAAAAAAATCATCCATTAATTTTATATGAAATTCAAAAATATTTGCAATTTGGAAAGGTATATAGTCATGAAATTATTATTTACAATAAATTAGATTGTTTAAAATTTATTCAATTAGTAAAAGACCATTTAATTATAAAATATAATCAGGCCATAGCATTTGTAACATATTTGGAAACTGAAGACCTATTAATAAAAACCCAAATGTATAAGATTTGCAATGAAGAAAAACATAAAATAGAGAATTTCACAGACTTGAATCAAAATGAAACAGGTAAAGATGGCTATTTAGAAACTATCCGTTTGAGAAAACTCAAACATAATGTTTGTAATCAAATTAAATTAAAGCAAATTTATAAAGAAAAATCTGAAAAAATGAAAGGAGAAGGTAATCATAATTTTGGAAAGACTTTTACAGAAGAACACAAAAAGAAAATGTCTTTATCTATTCGTGATTCGAAAAATGGTGTTTCTGACGAAATAATAAAAAAGGTTCGCGAACTTCTTCAATTGGGTCATAAAAATATAGAAATTCAACAAAGTATGGGGTTACCTAGACATACTATAACAAGAATAAAAAATGGTATTGTTTCATGCAGAGATGAAGAGAGACATGAAATCACATCTTTAACACGAGAAGAAGTAAATTTATCCAAAAGAAAAATCCAACCAAATGAAATAATAATTGCGGTTGAGAAATTTGTAGAGGGTTGGAAACCGATGAATATACTTGATTATTTAACTGAAGAGAGAAATAAGAATGCTATACCAAATACATTAACTATTGATATCGTGAAAAATATCAAAAGAAATATTAAAAACAACAAAAGAATTCTATATGAAAACGAAGTTCCACATGAACAATATATTCATTTTATGGAATTAGTTAAACGTTACAAAGAAATAATATAATACTTTACTATGAACCAAAATAAAGAGGAATATAATAAACAAAAACAGGCGAGAAGAGAAGTAAAACGAAGTAGTAAGCGCAAGGCAACACCAGATGAAGTTATTTTTATTTTTGAAAAAGTGTTAGAAGGATGGAAAACTATTAGAATATATAATACTATTATTCAACAAAATCCGTCTTCAGGTATAGACAAAAAATGGGTTGAAAACATTGCCACTGGAAATTGCAAACTATTTGAGAATGAATTACCCGTAGATAGGTTCAAATATTATAGTGAATTAAGAGAGAAGATATATGAACGCAGACAATAAAGTATTGTTGTCTTATATATTATTTCATACTACCCTACACATATTATGAAAAAAATATAATTTCATAATATATATGAGCGCAGAATTGATTACTTATAGACAAAATAGAGTGAACGCCCTGATAAACGCGTATAGAACAAACGTAAGCCGTTTATATTCCATTTATGTAGCAAACGTAGCCAACATACAAAAAGGTAGAATGCCGTTACACATCAAACGAATTCAAATAAACAATTTAACAGCGAATTACAATACAAATGCGAAAATATTATTAGATAATACGAACAAGAATATTGCGATTATAAAAAAATATATACCACCCACATTGAAAATAAACAAGAAAAAAAACGCGCTGCTGGTTGGCATCAATTATATAGGCACGCCAGCTCAACTCAATGGGTGCATAAATGACGTGAATTCTGTAAAAGAGAGAATCACTAAAAAAGGCTTTCAAAATATCAGCATACTTACTGATTTAACCAGTGAAAAACCAACCAAGGCAAATATATTAAAGGAATTTACCAAGCTACTTTCAAATGCACAGGCAGGCGACCTCTTGTTTTTTCTATATAGCGGCCATGGCTCCTATGATTTAGACAAAAATGGCGATGAGAACACAATTTATGACCAACTAATCATTCCTTGCGATTTCAATGCAATAGTAGATGATGAACTTAAACAAATCATTCAAACAAATTTGAAAAAGAATGTCACCTTGTTTGCCATGTTTGATAGTTGTTTTAGCGGGTCTGTGTTGGACTTGAAATATCAATACATGGATAGCCTCAACTACGATAATTTTACTGACAATGAGAAACAACTAGAAACCAATGGCAATGTATTTATGATAAGTGGTTGCAATGACTATCAAACAAGCACTGACGCAATCATAAATAATAAGGCAAACGGCGCAATGACTTGGTCTTTGATAGAAGCACTGAAACAAAACGACAAGTGCAGCTGGAGAGAACTTTTAACCCTTATGAGGAGCTTGTTAAAAACATCACAATACGAACAAATACCGCAATTTTCTTCAGGACTTTTTGAAAATATTGACGCGCAAGTATTTATTTAGAAACACGTTTAAAAAATCTTCAAAGTATATAATAATGTCATTCTCATTTATAAAACCAATAAACTGGAAAAAACTGCCAATGTATAAAAAAATACAATATTATTCAACTCAATTGGACGAACGATTTGCCCCCTATGTTGATAAAATAGAAGCAAAACAGATTGTGAAAAACATTTGCGGAGATGATATTAGCGTAGCACCAATAATAAGAATACTGGATAATCCTACAGATTTTTCAGCGGATGATATAAATGTGAATAATATGGTCAAGGCTTCTCATGGGTCAGGATGGAATATTAATATAAATAACAATACTAATGTAAATTATGTCCAAACAATGCTACAATCTTGGAACAAGCCATATTCAAATACTGAACGACAATATACATATATAAAACCAAGATTCTTTATTGAACAGAAGGTTAATGGCCCGGCAGGCAATGCCGATGTATTTATGTTTCGTTGTATTCACGGCCAACCGGTTAGCATTGGTGTTAAACGTGGAGGAATACAAAATAGTTATGATATTCATTGGAATCCGTTGGCAAGTATTCAAATAGCAAACTTAGCAAAACCGGCGCATCTAGATAAGATGCTAATTCTTGCAAAATTGCTATCATCCCCGTTTGAATTTGTTAGAATAGACTTTTATTATGTTGGAGGCATTATATATTTTAGTGAATTTACTTTCACACCTGCAGCAGGCGCACAATTTTTTCCAATGGTTCTTGAAGAACGATTTGGTTCTATGTGGGTTTAGTAGCAATAAAATATAAAAGAGACCACTCAAATTCAGTATCAGTAGCCATAAGATATTTTTTTAGACCTTCAATAAGGTCCAAATCAGTCGCATTTTTAAGTCCAAAGAGATGCTTACAAAAGTCTATCATTTCATTTTGCGAAGAGAATACCCAAGGATAATTCTTCATTTCAGTTTTCACATGGAAGCCAGTCATTAATTTTGTATCATCCACTGACCAGAATTTACCCGTATGACCATTGAACTTATTAACAAACTCATTCAGCCATTTGTCTTCTCGTGAATTTATAGATACATCACCAATAATTAATTTACCGCCAGGTTTTAGGCAACGATGCGCCGATTTATAGAATTCAATACGTTCTTCATCGGTTGAATGATGTAAGGAAGCCAATGATACTATCTTATCAACAGAATTATCCAGTTCTGGTATATAAAAATTTGCAGAATATGGAATCCCTGTTACAGAAGAAAACATTTTATTTATTTCATATGGTTTATAAATAACTGAGCTGGGAAGGTATTTGCTAATATCTACACAGGCGCCAGGTATATTTACAATTACTTCATTTGGTTTAGCATCTACCATAAAAGCTGCTGTAGATAGTTCGTTAATAAGGACATTTGGATACTTTTGTATTGCGTAATTATAATCTACTGCGCGATTTTTAAATACTATATCGTAATCCATTCTATAATATAATATAGATTATGAAAAATATAATAAACTTTGTATGCATTTTTGTAATTTTGGTAAATATCATACAAAACCTGTTTAAAAATATTTTTATTATACAAATATAATAAAAATGTCGCACGGATACGGAAAGGAAAGTCATGCAATCAATGAAGGTATTAAGGGCGGAGATGCTGGAAAATTGAGAAGTAATCAAGATGTCCGCAAGTATGCTCATGGGGTATACAAGGATGCTGGTTTAACTAATGCGCAAATCAAGAGTAGAATGGCGCATAAAGACGCGGGTCATATCATTGCGAAAAATTGCGGTGGAAGAGATTCTGCGTCAAATTACATGTGGGAAGACAGACACAATAACCGCGCGCATGGCGACGACCCTATCACAAAGGCAGAAATGAAAAAAGCAGGGCGTTGATAACAAACCCGTTTTATAAAAAATATAATATATAATGGTAGGCAATCCATTATATATTTTAGTTAGTGAGCAATTTATTTGTGTGTCCGGCGCGCCGTTTTACGTGCCGTCTTCTTCTTGCTCCGTCGTCTCTTTTTGGATCGCGATTTTCCGCCAGCTCTTGAATCCGAATGATTATCTGCTATATATTGTTTCAATAATGCAATCTTCTCTCTTGGCGTATCAGGGCGTAAATTATGAATTTGTATCAACCATTGCGCATATCGGCGCGTTAAGCCATTCCTTGTTGGACCTTGTTCTAACAAATATTTTAATATTTCTATTGGTACTTGTGGGTTCATTGCCTCAGATACTGCCATTGGATAATTATCTCCTATGTCTCTATGATCATACAAGCGCGCGCCTTTATTTACCATTTTCTTTATTACTTCTAGGTTCCCAGTACCAATAACCATATCTAATACACTAAAACCATCCTCGTCTCGGTTATTAAGATTAATATTATCTACATCTAATAACAGGTTAACCATGTCCATACGTCCAAGTAAGGCTGCAACCATTAATGCATTTTCGGCATTGTTAAGATTTATACCATTTAAATAACGATTATTTATATTCGTAATGACCCCGCGATTGTCCATGATACGTGATGTCGTAAAAATATCGCGACCAATGATGCTCAACAAGTATTTTACTATTTCTATGTTGCCAGTTCTCACTGCAGCTATAAGAAAAGTATCCCCATCTGCATTTTTACTCAAGATAAAATCGCTGAATTGCGTACTTTGTAGTATTGGGTCCGTGACGCCTTTATTTTCAATTTGGGTTTCAATTGCATTCTTAACTGCATTTAAATTGTTCTTTTTAATACCCGCAAATACCTTGTTAACCGCAGCATCAGGTGTAGTTGCTAAATATCCACGCGTCATTTCAGCAAAACCAGGAAACATCTTCTTTTTCGCAGATACCTCAGGCACGATTGCCTTTTCTGTTTGAATTTGTTGTTGCAAACCATGAGTCATAGTTGAAAACATAGCAGAATGTCTATCTAGCTTGGCTCCGTGTCTTAATAACAAGTCTAGAATGTCTTTGCGTCCATATCGTATTGCCATTGTAATAGGTGTTACTGGTTCTTGTCGTCCATAATCAGTATCTGCCAAACGTTTAACATTAATGTCCGTGTTTTTTTGTGATAATAAATATTTTACGATATCTACATTATTATTATAAATTGCAGAGAGAAGTGGTGTTTCACGGGCATACATAAATCCGCCATTTATATTAGCACCTTCGCTAATCGCCTCTTTTACCTTTTCTAAATCATTTCTCTCAACCGCATACACCAACTTCTGTGTCGGCGTCATTGGCACAGCATTATTAGCCTCCGCAGTTGCTTCCTCTGGAAAGTAGCATGAACCGGATGACATGCAGTTGCCTCCACCTCTTGTACTTCTTCGGCGCGTGGAACGCTTTTTTATATAATATTTCGGTGTCGTCATATATTATATAAATATTTATTTTTCAATCCAGCCACACCCCTCATACCCACTCATCAAAAAATTTTGCCATACATTGTCAACGCCAACTCTTTTTGCACTTTGTAGTCGCAGATAGGCTTGACATATGAAATACTTTCATTGGATTTTTCGTCCCATTCTGTATCCCAATTATGAATAATACGCGGGTCTACATTACGCAATTCAGGCACCCACGTCTTAATATATACACAATCAGGGTCAAATTTTTTACCTTGTTCGGTTGGGTTAAATATTCTAAAAAAAGGCTGACTATCCGCACCAGTAGATGCAATCCATTGCCAATTTCCATTATTAGAAGCCGGATCATAATCTGTCAGCATTTTAGCAAAATACTTCTCTCCGTGTTCCCAAGATATCAACAAGGTTTTCACCAAGAAACTTGCCACGATTAAACGCGCTCTATTATGCATATAACCCGTTTGTTTTAACTGACGCATTCCCGCATCCACAACAGGATACCCAGTTTGTCCATCACACCAAGCATTGAACCATTCCGTATTATGATGCCATTTTATTTTATCATATTTTGGTTTCATAGCATGTCCCAGAACATAGGGAAATGCAAATAGGATATTCGCATAAAAATCGCGCCAGTATAATTGACGAATAAAATGGTAGTTTCGTCTAAAAGCAGTATATACTTCTCTTATGCTTATACACCCGAATTTTATATATGCGCTCAATTGGCTGGTATGTCTCCAAAGTTCGTCATGTGTTACAGCATAATGTGATTGCGTCTTTAATGATTCCGCCATTGCTTTCATTGCGCGTTTTCGTCCGCCATGCACCAAAATATGCGGATTCTCTTTTGTAAACTTTTGCTTTGCGTTTTGCAGAGAGAAGGCGCTGGGTAATCGAGCCGCCTGTTTTTTGGCTAAATGAATCTGGTGCGCATTACTAGGCGGCTCAACATGCCGCTTCAAAGCGGACTCATAATAGGGTGTAAATTTTTGATAGGGTTTGCCCGTCCCATTTAAGATGGTTCCTGGCGGATTTAAATAATAATCATGGTCCGTCAATAGATATATATTCATTTCTTTGCACAGATCCATAATGTCCTCGTCTCTCTTGATTGCATAGGGACTATAGTCCAAATTGAAACAAACTATGCTGATATTCAAGGATGTTATGCATTCTTTTATTACCTTTTCATTATGACCATAGAGCGTATATAATTTACCGCCTTGTTTGGATATTTGTAGGGATAAATCTGCAAGACTTTCTATCATAAACTGGACTGCATTGTTGGATTTAAATTTATTTTCACTCGTCACCTGTTCAGGGGTGAAAATGAATATAGTATATATATTTTTGCATACTTGATTTAATAAATTTAACCCGTTATTGTCTACTATCCTTAAATCCCTTCTAAAAATAAATAATCCATTTTCAAAATTATTGGTTGTTGACATATTTACTATATACACCTTTGGACATTTTAATTCGCACAAAAATACTAATTAAATAATTCAAAGTTAGATTTGACCAGTCTATGTATATTTAGGATTAGGAATGCTTTTATAGAAAGCACTTGGGTTGGTCTGGGACCCACATTCGATAAAATGCCTTGATTACGTTTTTGAGTGGTTAATTTGTGGAAACCGCCTAATTTGCTTTTAGAGCAAGGAAGCAACCACCCACGAATGTGTCGTAGAGGAACAATTAGAAAAACCTCTCATCATTATATAATAATACGTGTTTTATTTAAGTTGGTTTCGTGCGAACTTAAATGTCCAAAGGTGTAATACCGACAAATATATTTTACGTAAAACTCATAATAGGACGATATATTTTGGTAATAGCTGGCGGTTGTTTCACAGGTTCAAAATAAATTATATTCATTACGTCTTTACAATTTTCACAAAAATAAGTATACGTATCGTTGTTATCATCATTATTATCATCCTTATTATTATCATGGTGCAACAATAATTGCTTTTGTTTTTCCGTGTCAAATTTGTTTTGTAAAAATTTAAAGTGTACTTTACTTATTATTCCAATACCAGTGTCTATTTTTAGTATACCATAAAAGAGGTCCGGATTATTATAAGCCAGCTCTATAAAAGCAAGATATGTTTCTCCACACCAACCTCCCGGTATAAACTTTGGTGTTGCCATGTCTTTATTGGGTGGAAAACAATCATGAGATACTATAACTCCAACATTTGACAAATATGGAAGTAAGATTTCAAAACTTTTTTTGCTATGCGTATATTCATGATAGAGGTCAATGCAGATTAAATCAAATCTTTTATTTATAGATTTTAATGTATTTTCTAAATCATCTTGTTCAATTATTTTGGTAGATTTATGGAAAGTATATTTTTCAAGGTGATGCGTATCACATAAGATTCGCGTAACGTTTGTATTATTTGTTAGTAATTTGTCCAAAAACCCACCAGTAGTAGATGTTCTCACAAAAAGAATATTTTTATAGTTATATTTATTATTTAAATCCATAATCAACATTGACATGATATCGCCATTTTTATAATCGGTTGTCTGGAAATATTTATTCATTCTATAGTACACAAGGAAATATATTTTACTTGTATACTATATATGAATGAGGTTGTTCAATTTTTTGAAAAATATCCTATAACAAAACATATTATATTTAAGGGATTTGAAGCCGCATTTGTAGTATTTATCGCAACTGGTCTATATGTATTAAATGTTTATCTAAGATATGACATTATGACGTACCATCCTATTTTAAAAAAATATTACATACCAATTGCGTTATTTACACATATGTTTTTAGTATTTATATCGGTTGTCACCATAATTTATATATTCCAGTATGTATTTGGAGTTCACTTGTAAATTCAGCCAAAAATAAAAAATATACATTTATTTTTTATTTTTGTTTTGTCTTTTTATTTTTTATTTTTTTTGTTTTGTTTTTTGTTTTATTTTTGTTTTTTGTTTTTTGTTTTATTTTGTAATTGTTTTGTCTTTTTATTTTTTATTTTTTAGCATGTCATTACGCCGACCCACAAAACAACCGATTCATATTCAACACCTCAGGTTTATCCGCCTCCGCCGTAAACAATTTGATAATCTGTGAATCGTCTCTTAAACGAATCGTATATTCTTGTTGAATACCATTACGCCCCACACGCCCAAGCGCCTGAATAATTTTTTCTTGTGTCAGGCTCATGTCTTTACTGATGTATCCATGACAGAATTGATAATTTGTGCCATAAATATAATCACTTGAAGCAATGATAAGATACAACTTCTGTTCATCCGCCAATTGCTTCATGATTTCAGTATACGCAATACTTGTATGATTGGTAAACACCCCGATACCCATCATAAGCAGAATCTTCCAGCTATTAGATACATCCGTCAGCATCATAATCTTTACTATCGTATCCTCCGAAATGGAACTTGCAAACGCATTGGGTGCATGCATGTTCTCCGCCCATTTTTTCAAGTGAGCCTGTTTATTAGGCACAAAGGTGTCATTGAGCTGCGCAACCTTAATCATACCTTGATACATGTCCAACTCCTTTTTAATCTTGGCATTTTGTGAACTATCCAAAGCCCTGTCAATTTTTTTCGTCTTTTCACCGCCCTTCTTAGCCGCGCCGGCATCACTGCTTTGCTGCTTCTCTTTTGGCAGTGCATCCTCCAGGTCCTTTTGCAATTTCTCAATCTTATCATTGACACGATTGTTAAATTCAATAGATTCAAGAATGTCCGTCATGACGAGCTCAGGAATATTCGCTTGCTGAATGCAAAACTTGGCAATTTTGTCAACATCATTCGCCAAATAGATGGTAGGTCCGTCAGTTAACGTATATGCATCCTTGGTCGATATAAATGTCGCAAATGAGCCAGACGAATCCGTTTGCGAAGCAGCAGCAGCAGCACCCGTAAAGATAGTCCCCTTGCTGTCAATAGAATTATTTTCCGGAATACGTTTTGTGCGCGAATTATACAAATTTGTGTAAATGCTACCCCATGTGTTACGAGGAATATTTTTCAACAAACGCAAGTAATACAATTTAATATTTGTCATGGTGATATCATCTAGTGAATCAAATGCGCGTCGTATGGTATATGTCGGCGATACGAAATTATTCTTGTTTACATACGCAATGAATTTGGCCGTTTCATTCAAATCAAAGTACCTGAGCAGCGTTTGATAATTTTCACAATGAGATGCAATGGCTGCGACTTTGTCGTAATCATCGCTAATATAATGCGGCAACACTATGTGCCCATTTTTATTCAAGATGGGAATAGATTTCCTGCAATCGTGACTCACTATGTTATGGACGGCAGTTGACGCATCGGGAAACTTTTCACGGAAATTGATAATCGTGTTCGGCAATTCATTCAACTTGGGCAGCGTCGCAGAGGATAAGATCATATTTGGAATCAAATTCTCTTGCCAATTTTTCTGTATAATGGCGTGAAAATCATGTTCCACATAATCAAGCGTGATAGTCGGCTCATCCCAATACGTGATGATATTTTCTTTTGAATTAAAGGACATCATATAATACATGGCAGAGAGATAGGACTTGATGTCGCAAATCATGAGTTCTACCTTGTCACCGACCGAATTGTCCACCTTCCAAATACCGCCAGATTTCCAGTTGGTCGTGTAATCCTTTGCAGCAAAGTAATGAAGACGAATATCATCCGCGGATTCACAACCAAACGCAAACGCCACTTTTTTATGGATGGAAATTGCGGACTTGGCCAGCGCCAGACCAACATGACGCGCGGCACAAACAAATATGACTTTGTGTTCTTTTAATAGACCAAGCGGTGTTAATGTCTTTCCTGTACCTGTGGGCGCAATATACAAGACCAACTTGGGGTTGAACTTGTTCTTGCAAATAGTAAACACTTCTTTTTGGTGCTCATAAAGCATCATGTCGCTATATTTCAATAATTCTTGATTTTTCTCAATGTATTCGCTTGCGTTTTCAATAATTCTTTCAATACTGACCTCGTCCTCGTAATGTTTCAGCAACTGGTTAATAACCTCCACCATATGGGTGTTGATGTTGGTCACCTTGTTTTGCATCAACTTGTAGAGGGTAAAGTAGTGGAGCTCCCATTTGTTGTTATTTTTATGTTTATATTTCATGATTTTTTCAATGTGTTCAAGCAGGATATTTTCGTAAATGACAATGTTTTGTAATGTTTCTGGCGTATGTCTTTCCATACGAATTAAATAGGCTTTTTTTAGTTTATCGGATGGACGTACCTTGATGGTCAAGAAGCTCGCATTATAGGTGGAGATTAATGCGTTGACCTTGTTGGAGAAGAACTTGGTGTAGATGTAATCCTCAAGTTGATCGTTAAACTCAATCTTCAAGTAGGATAAAATGGAATTTGTTTTATTATACTTTATGTTTACATTGCTATAACCTTCTGCAATTAAATTTAAAATTTCAATCTCTGCAGAAGAGACAGGGGTCTCAATGGACTCCCACTCAGATTTCGTTAACTTGCGTTGTTGAAGATCCATGGTAATAATTTGATTGCATAGTGTTTATATTGGTTAAACTATTTCAATTTTTATTACAAGGGTACAAAGTGACCGCGGAAAAAATATACAATATTTACACAAGTTTTCCTTGTTTTTTCTTTCTTTTTTTCTTTTTTTCTTTTTTTTCCCTTGTTTTCCATTGTTTTTGCCTTGTTTTTTTATTTTTCCTCTTTTATGCAACAGATTTCATGCCCAATGTTTGGCAATAATCTTTTACTTTTTCTAATACGGATTTATAATAAGTGTCTTGATTATGCTGACGAATATCATGCGCGCACCCCCATTCAATCGCATTGGCAACTACATTCATGTGATAGTCTATGAAAACAGAACCCGGTCTAGGTTCATCTTCTCTCTTCGTAGGATTCCCAAAGGAAGAATAACGAGGACTAGATACTTGTGTGAGTCGTGATATAATGGTATGCATGCGGCTGTTACCAATGTATTTATCCAACTCTGTTGTATTTGAGTCCACATATGACTTATTTCTAGCATTGTCTAGTAAATGCTCAATCCATGCTTGTTTATAATCGTCGTCCAATGAAATATTATACTTATCATGAAGTGAACATTTATATTCAAGGTCAATGACACGATGATTCAAATTTTTAATAGAATATATGTCGTTATATATGCTATTAATATCTAGATTATTCTGGTTGATATATTTTTTATAAGTTTCATGATTTGTTGATACCTCGCCGCGTAGATTACTTACCTCTGTTTCAGACATTTCCAACATATTTTGCAATTCTTCTATTTTCAGTTCCAAAAGACTGATATGATTGTTTAATCTTATGTGCGTTTCTTTACTATGCTGTTTTCTTTTGGATAAGCTCACGTTGATTTCATCTATTTGTTTTTGGTTCACTTCTTGTTGCTCCCGAATAATACGATGAATATAACTGGTGAACCTTTGCTTTCCCCAATACATGATTAGTCCCAAACCATATACAATAGACGCCCAAACACACAACATAAATTTCATATTGTCCAGGCGCGGTTCTTCACAGATTTCATAATTCATGAACGACATGTATGAGCTCACGTTTGCCAGATTATCCTCCTCAGTATAACAATGCGACATGCTGTCTATGCTAATTTAATACTTTGATACATACCAAGATACATGCAAATCATATTCAATTTTTTTACCAATCGTGCGTTATTTGGCAGTTGGTTGGCAGTTGTCATGAATTTAAAAATAAATTGAATGTGTTTAAAAGATGAATAGAATATATAATATAGATTATAGAATATGGCGGTCAAGGTAATTTCAATTGAAGGTAACATTGGATCAGGCAAGTCCACCTTATTGTCGCATCTTAAGCAGTCTCTTTCTATTCAAACTGGTCAGCAGGTCATTTTCCTGCAAGAACCAGTTGACGAATGGGAGAGTATTAAGGACGAGGAAGGAAATACCATGATTCAAAAGTTTTACGGGAACCAAGTCAAGTATTCATTTACCTTTCAAATGATGGCCTACATTTCCCGTTTGTCGTTATTAAAGAGGTCCATTGAAAACAACCCGAATGCTATATTGATTACTGAACGCAGCCTATTCACGGACAAGTTTGTGTTTGCCAAGATGTTGTATGATTCTAAAAAAATTGAGAGCGTTGAATATCAAATTTACTTGAAATGGTTTGATACCTTTGCCAATGATTTTCCTATTACCAACACCATTTATGTGAAGACGGACCCCACCACATGTCATTCGCGTATTATAAAACGTTCACGCAATGGAGAAAGCTCCATCTCGTTGGATTACTTGAATGAATGCCACAAATATCACGAAAATATGATGCAAGCACATTCAAATGAAAACCATGACACGTTGGAATTAAACGGAAATCTAGATATTGCTGACATGAAAGAGATATGGCTAAAAACTATTACAGAATATATCACAAAAAATTAATTCCCACATCCCACAAAATACAAAAATATTTCACACAAAAAAGAATTGATACAAAAAAAAATTCCACAAAATTAGTTATAATATCCAATCAATCCTGCGTGCAATATTTTTCTTGGTTTGTATCGTAATAAATCAAGTTGTTTAGAAGTCGTTGTAAACTCATCCACGCCATAAATATCTTGTAATAATAACCATTCAAACAACCCGCCTGGATAAACGTATACATTAGTAAACCCCAATTTCATAAATTGATAATACTTTTTGTAAATGGCCTCATCATTTGCATTTTTTCCGTAAATAATGATGTTTATTTTTGTTGCGCCGGATTCCAAATACTTATTTATAGTGGATTCCTCGTGCATGGCTAGAATGGAATTCGTGATTAGGCATCCTTGTTCATTTTCCGGGAGTGTATTGATGATTAAATAGGCGTCGGCGCGCTTTATTATATATTGCATATCTTCAAAATTGATTTTTTGGATGGATTGATAATTTCCCATTATTGTAAATACATTATAATTGTTTATGTATCTTTTAGTTAAAAAGATAATTTAAGTTAACTATATTCAATGCCTTGCACAAAATGTAAACAATCTGGGCATAATGCCCGTTCGTGTAGTTTTATGCCAATAACAGAGAACAATGAACCTGACGATATAAACCCCACGGATGATGTAGAAGTTGACCCCGCAACGGAATCCAAATCCACCAAATACTATTGTTATTTCTTGGGACAACACGATAATTGGAACGGACAAACCTATAATGGATATACTGTGAACCTGCGACGAAGACTAAGACAACACAACGGAGAAATTAAAGGCGGTGCATGGGCGACGACGGCCAAAGACAAGGACGCATGGTCATTTATCGCCGTGTTAACTTCCGATTCATGGAATTCGATTTCAAGAGCCATGGCATGTGAATGGAATTGTCGGTATCCCACCAGAAAAAAGCCGCGTCCCAAAATATTTGCAGGCGCAAAAGGGCGTATTAATAGTTTGGTTGAGATATTTAAGCACATTAAAGATGACGTCCGTCTCTACATTCATCCCGTATTTTATGACCACGCGGTCTCTCTAGGATTGCCTGCACATGTTACACTATACAAGCAATTAGAGGAAATATAATCTATGTATAATTTAACAAATGACAGAATGTATTGATATTGGTTCAAATATAGTGACCCTTGCTATCATGATGCATGGGGTTGTAATTGAAATGAACTTATCTTACGACACACAGCATATATTTGATAATACACGATTATTTAGTTTGGCAGGCGATTTTAGTGCGACGGGTTGGGGACCAAATAGTATTAAATCAAACAACTTGGAGTATCTTAATAGTATATTTCAAATTGACTTGACCCAATCTACCTCTCGTGTTATGGACGCCTTTACTCAAAAGGTACGGCCCAAATATGCCGAATACATCAAATCATTTTTTCACGATTTATCTAGTGAAAATATATGCCGTGTGTTTCAAACTATTACGATTGATAAAGCGCTTGGAAAGGACACGGATAACAACATGTTTACAAGAATGATGAATTGTATTTTACCAGACGTTCTTGGCATTTATGTGATTTCCGTTCATGAAAAGACGGGACCAAACTTGTTAAAATTGATATATCCGGCCGCCTCTCAAGCAAAAAACTTGAATTTGTTGAACATGGCCGATTTTATTCAGTTTGCCAGTATTTTTGGTAAAGAACCAGAATTCATCGTCAATAAAATACGCGCGTCTTCCACCAGTTTTCCGGTAGTTACACAAGCATTAGAACAGGGCGCAATAATGCAAATGCGTGATTGGAAAATTACTGCGTCTTTGCAAAGGGGTGAAATATCCAATATCCGTCTAAGTTATTTAGTACAACTCATAAAAGAAATTGTCGGGGCAGACAAGTGTAAGTTAAATATATTTGATTATTCGTGCTCGGTCGTTAGTCCGGATGTTATTAAGAAGTCAACCACCTATTCACGCTACATGGACCCAGACGATGTTGAAAAAGGCGCCAGTAAAACATGGGGTGGCCGCACAAAAAAATAATAAACCTAATGATCCTAATGATATTACCTATCGTTTACAGGTAAAATCATTTTATCCCTCTTCAGCATTCTCATCATGCTCACCATCTAAAATTTTATTATTCTCAATAGAAACAAGATAGTTCACCTTATCCATGACATAATAAAATGGCATTTTTACATTGTCATATACGTTTCCCACAAAATCTATATGATCACTCATTTTTTTACAATCGGTTTCTAACAATTCTAAGATTTTATCCATTTTTTTATCCATAATTTTACACATTTTTTCCAACTCCAAAACTTTGTTTTTTACAAATTGTATCTCGCCTTCACTGATATCTATTTTTTCATGTTCGCTGCTCATTATAAGATAATAAATATATATAATTGTGTAAAATAACTAATCATGCCCAAAGCTAGATGTAAATGCTAAAGTTCACATACATACACGGACACCCCCACACACACAACTCTAATTGAAGGTCACCATAATCTCAACGATTTCTTTTTTGATGCTTTTGCTCGCGGACACGGACAACTCTTCGCGCTTCTTTCGCGTCTTGGAATTATCCGCCACAATGCTATCCTTTCGTTTGCTTGTGCTATTACGACTATTCATATCATTCTCAATAATCTCATAATGCTCCTCAAGATAATCAATCACCTTGTTTTCCAAGGCCCACTTGAAGAAATTCAATTGACCAATAGTGGTCTCAATAAACGTCCCATTTTTGTATGGAATGCTGATGCGGTCCCATCTGCAAAAGGGGTCAAAACGCTTCTTGCTGTACGCCTTCAACTTCAATTTATAGTCAACATATACCTTGAATCTACGAGGATTGTTGTCCGTAATAGTATACGTGGTATAATTTTTCTTTGCATAATTGGTGGCAAACCAGTCAACTATGCGCAAAGAAACCTTGGATTCCCCTGTGATAATGGATAGCATTTTATCCAACAGACCAGTTGACGTGTAATAATCCATCAAATTATGTAATAATAAATCATTTTGTGTAGTATATGTAGATGAGGTTGACATTATTAACTTAAATTTGTTATTAGTTTTTAAGTTGTTTCATAAAAATAAACAAAAGTGTAAAACCACAACTTTCCATGTAAAATGCAAGGCATGCAATATTCGATTTATTCAATAAAACACATTCCAGATAATTCCTCCAAGTTTCGTTTGGAACAGGTTTCTACTAATAATCCATTTGCATATATTCCATAATTCATATAATAATCATCATGTTCTAAAGCCAAATGATAAATGGTATGTGGCCCTTGATTTTCATAGATTGAAGCACGAGGGTCCGCACAAGCAGGAAGCCGGTATTTTCTATCGGTTACATATGTATCCCCATTTACTTCAATGGTTTTTTGTTTTTGTTCTTCATTTACACCTTTTTCACATATTTTGTTCTTGTTGTGGATTTTTTATTTTGTCAGTTGTAATCGTGCTAATCGGCTTCAAAAATTTGTCTTGAATGGACACGTTATGCACGTACTCATCATTGTCCAGATGATTATTAATGAAAAACGGATTTTGTCCAATCTGCGCAATCATTTCACGTTCTGCCATTTTATTGTAACTTTCTTCACGTTTGTTGTTCTCTCTAAAGTCAAATCCTGGATCACAATTTAACGATTGTAAAAAGGCATTGTTGTCTAATATTTCCTTTTGAATAGGTTTTGGCATTTGTGATTGATGTTCATGTTTTATTGGTATCTGTATACGTGGACTTCTCTCTACGATTGAGCCATTACTCCATTTCCATTCCATTAGTATTAGAACAACAAAAAAATATACTACATATAACAAATCCGATTTTTTTGGGTGGAATAATTTGTGGGATTCAAAAGTTCCCACTAACCTTGCAAAAATACGATTTTTTGTTCCAAATCCTTTTTCAGAAAGTAAAAAATGGACAAAAATAAATGTCCATTTTCGGAAATCCCAAAATACTTTCTGAAAAACGATGATTTGTGACCATAATGAAAAATTAGCGTCTCAGCACAAAAAAAATAATCCAAATTTTGTGACGCTAATTTTTTTTGTTTAAGTTCGGTTTTATTTAGGAACTTTTTATCTTCGTCTAATATACGAAGAAATGACGAATACAAAGTTCCAAAAAAGGTCCGTAAAATTTTGGTGTGATATATGTCACTATAATACATGTAGAGAAAGTCAATATAATAGACATTTATTGACATCTAAACACCTAATACTAACAAATACGAATAAAAACGTTCCAAAAAGTTCCGTGTCAGAATACAAGTGTGATTGTGGTAAATATTATATTCACGCATCATCTTTGTGGAATCATAAAAAAAAGTGTATGCATATTTTGAATCCATCTATTGAAGTCACACCTTCGCAAGATGAGGAACAAATACAGATGAATATCATTTTGGAATTGATCAAGCAAAACCAAGAATTCAAGCAACTACTAGTAGAACAAAACAAACAATTGTACGAAAAACATGAGGAGAATATGGATTTGCAGAAACAATTACTAGAAGTGGTTAAAGACGGCAAAACAATCAATAATACCATCAACAATTCAAATAGCCACAACAAAACATTCAATCTACAGGTGTTCTTAAATGAGACGTGCAAAGATGCGATGAATATAAAGGATTTTATACAATCTCTTGAATTAAACTTGACCGACTTGGAAAAGGTGGGCGAATTGGGCTACGCCGAGGGTATTTCCCGGATGTTTA